AAAGCGTGAGTCTGTAGGCCTCGAAGAAGGAAAGATGAAAGAGTTTCATGACTATATCGACCAAGGTAAATCTGCACAGTGGATTGCTAAGAAGATGGGTCTGGACATGAAGACTGTAAAAGAATTGATGGCAGACATGAAAGAGTCTATAGATAACCTACAGTCAGAATCACTAGACCTTTTACACGAGAATTTAAGAACTCTTGCAACCAAAGGTATGGGCGCTGAGACTAAGAATACAATCAAAGTTGGTACAGAAGTTGATTTCTACGAGACAGAACGTGGTGATAAGTTACAGGGTAAAATCATTAAGATTACTCCTACTGGATATGTAGTTCAAGCAATGGAACGTGGTAACACTAAGAAGTATACCTTCAAGTGGCATGACCGTACAAAAGCAAAGAAACTACTTGAATCTGTCGAAGAAGGTAAGACTGGTGCCGCACGATTGACCAACCGACTAAAGAAGTCCGGTGTTGATCTTGATAAACGTGCCAAGGATCGTGCCGCAAGTCATGCAGAACTAAAGAAGAAGTATGCTAAAGAGTCTGTCGAACTGGACGAAGCATACCAGCAGTTCTTGGATAAGACTCCTAACTGGGGTGAAGACAAGGCAATCTCTTATGGACGCAAAAAGGGTTACAAAGAGATTGGGGTATGTGGTCACGGTAAGATAGATGGTATTGTATTGTTCGGTATGGATGCCGGTGACAAAGCATATGTCGGTAAGGAAGCAAAGGTTAAGACTGGTCAAACAGTATTCCGTTATGCTACTAAACGTACTGTCGCAGGCGATATATTCCCTCTAGTTAAGATTGATGTTAAGAGAGGTATTCTATATAACCTGTCTCAGAAGTCTAGTGAAGGGGAGATTGAACACGCAGAGTTTGAGACCAAGGGTGTCAAGTTACGTTATCTTCGTCTTCTCGCTAGTGCTAACCTCCGTGACATTACTGGGTTCGATCCTGGCTTTGGTTCAATGAAAGAGTCTACTACACCTAAAACTCTTAGTGATATCCGAGAAGCACGATCTAAATGAAAAGTTTTCGTTCATTTATAACAGACAGTGTTGATGCCGAGAAAGAATATGGTAAGTCATTTGTCGCGTCTGCCAAGTCAGTTGGTGTGCAACGTAAGTTGACCAAAGAACTTGGTGTTAAACTCAAAGAGGTAGAGAAGTCTTTGGGACACGGTGGTGGTGGTAATGGACTTACACCGGATGATGTGAAGTCGAACCCTAAGTGGAAAGCGGCAAAGAAAGCATTGGATGTTGCATTCAAGAAAGAACAGCAAATGAACCAAGCGATGTCAAAGGCGTTTGGTAAGCAGATGAAAGACTTCCGTAACAAAGACCGTAGAGGGTATATGTCTTTGTTTATCGGAGAGTCTACAGAAGCTTGTTGTGAGGCATGTGCGTCTCTTGACGAGGAACTCGAAATAACTGAAGCAGAACATCAGGGTAAGACTGTTACTCTGAATAAACCTGTACGTGGTGGTTCTAAGAAGTTCTACGTATATACCAAGAACGAGTCAGGTAATGTCGTCAAGGTTTCTTTCGGAGATCCGAATATGACCATTAAGAAAGACAACCCTGCTCGTCGAAAAAGTTTCAGGGCAAGACACAATTGTGCAGATCCTGGTCCGAAGTGGAAGGCACGTTATTGGTCGTGTCGCGCATGGTAATTGATTTGTATAAATACAACCGTAACTTTTAATCAATAAGTCAACAGAGAATAATTACATTAATCTATATTAATTATATCAAATACGACTTATATTATAAACACTTAATGGGCTGATCGAAATGGCAGATAATAACACAACATTAATTGACCATGTGCAACGTGAAGAACAACGACTCGCAAGAATCGAAGATAAGATCGATAAACTTTCCGATGCAATGATTGACCTTGCGAGGGCAGAAGAAAAACTTATAAACATAGAAAAATCAAACGCACAACATTTTGAGAGGATGAACCGTTTCTCCATGCGAATGGATGATATGGAAGATTCTCTTCAAGAACAAGGTAAAACAGTTAAGGTGATGCAATATATTATTACATTGTCTGCAACCGTCTTTGCTGGTGTAGTCGTCAAAATATTCTTTGACGCATAAATTATTTAACGGAGACTAATGATGTCAGATATCAATAAAATTATGGAGGCATATTTGGGAATGGTCTCCGGAGAAAAGACTGTAGACGAAGCCAAAGGTGGAGTTCGAGGTAAGGACGGTAAACAATATACTGTCCAGATGAACCAAGATAAGGGTAAGTTATCTTTCAAGTTAACTAATCAGTTTGGTGATTTCAAAACAGTTAGTGCTAAAGAAATGGGTAAACTTTTCGAAGAAGTTGAACTCGAAGAGGGTTGTGGCGACTACGATAAGAAGTCTAAGAAAGAAGACAAGAAACTTGATCCAGTAGACGATGCAGAGAACGATAAGAAGTTCAAAGATCGTAAAGACAAGGACATCGATAACGACGGTGACGTAGATTCTTCGGACGAATTCCTACACAAGAAACGTAAGGCAACCGACGACGCAATCGACGGTGGCAAGAAGCCTGCTGTGAAGGAAGAGAAAGACGAAGACGAAGAAGAGTCCGAAGAAGAACCAAAGGACAAGAAGAAGAAACCTTTCCCACCTAAAAAGAAAGATGAAGAGGAACCAGAAGTAGAACCAGAAGCTGACGGTGATTCTGATATCAAAAAGAATCCTAAAACTGCCGACAAGAAAGCAGAAATCTCTAAGATTGAAAGTGTAGATACTCGTTCTGCGTTTGAAAAAATGTGGTCTGAGATTGCTGAATCTATCGATCCTAAGAAAGGTGCAACTGCTCCAGAGAAGTACGATGACCATTCTTCTGAACATGATAAGGAAGTTATCAAGAAGCACAAGAAGTCTGATAAGAAGATCGAAGACCAAGAAGAAGAAAGTCACGATGTTACTTTCAAAGCAGGTGGTAAGGACATGAAGCAATCACCGGCAAGAAGTGGTGCAGACAATTTGTCAAATGGTGATAAAACACCTAAAAAATAAAATAGGTATAATATTATGTTATCAGAAATCTTTCACTACATCATGAACCTATTTCGTCAAGATCCACCAAATAAAGTGGTTATGTCTTCACCGGCAGAACCACTTCGTATGATAGAAGACATGACGAAAAGAGAGTTAGATAAACTAGGTGAAGCAAACGGTGTTCGATTAGATCGTCGTCGGAAGAAAGAAGTCTTAGTTGCTAAACTAAAGGAAGCTGGAATTCATCACGGATAATCCATGTCCTTTAAATATTATGTTCTAACCAGTAGTAACATATGGACATTAGAACGTCAATTCAATACCCTAAAGACAAACGAGACCGTAGTCATAATCAACTCTCTGAATTCGGAGTATGTTGAACAGGCTGCGGATTTCTGTGCGTCTAACGATATTGAACATCACATAACCGAATCAGACGGTACTCCATCAACAGGTAAAAACTCACTACTCGATAAGTTCCTAGAGAGTGATAATGAGTACATGGTACAGGTTGATGGTGATGATGTGATCACCCCCTACGGTAGAAACCTCTATCGTGCCATTGCACTAAGTGACTCTCCTCCAGACATCATATGTCTGGCAAATCAACTGTCTATTCAAACTCCACGAGAAGACTTCTTCGATCTATTTTCGAAACAAGTGGATAGTAGATCCGTGAAAAAAGATCACTTCTTTATACCTGTAAAACACACTGCCTTTTGGACTCATGATTTAACCTCAAGGGATAACCGACATACATATGTTCCTAAAGTCAGAGAACAAGAAATACAAAAAATGGTGCGACATGGTATTGATGAATCGACTGCCAGACAATGGATGAAAAACCGAAAGGTCGCAGAGGAATATACTATAGACTATGGTGATATGTCAAATACTCTTAATCGACTCGTGTTCTACTCACGTAAGGCCGCACAACATACCAAATTTGACCCTAGGCACAAGATAGGTGAGGATGCATTGCAGTATTACATGTTGAAGAAACTTGCATATGAAGGGACTTTGGATATGCAAGTTCGTAATGAACGTCCCAAGTATTCCTATCTGTATATGCAAGATACTAATAGTACAACTCGTTATGGAAAACTTAATCTCGATTGGATTCAAGATCTTATTGATAAACTAAATAAGATGGAAATGTATCCCAAAGGGTATAGGTTACCGGAGTTTGAAGATCCATATTATGAAGTTAACTAAAAATAATCTTGTTGTCTATGCTGCAAAGAACTACTACAACCCTACATACATCGATGGGGAAGAGTTCTTTGATGATCTCAAACGATTCAAGTATGTAAAGAGACTGATCAATCGATACCACCAGAGTGGAGACCTAGCAGAAAGACTCATCCTAAACCACCTTATCGTCATCTTTAATGTGTTTGGAAATGAAGCAGGTGTGGAGATGTTGGCGTTGAAAATACCCTTAGAACAGTGGCCAACTATCAAACCATTCCTTGTTTTTCTTCAAGCAATAAAAAATGATGACATTACAGGTATCGAAATGGATAAATACGTAATAGATAAATTGAGAGAAATAAGATGGGCATCCTAAAGTCAGCCGCAGATGTGGTCTATACAATTAGATTTTTAAAACTACTCGTTACTAAGTTCGAGGATACAGGTGCGTTCAAAGCAGGTATCATTGATAAGGACGGTAAAAGAAACCCAGATTTCAATACCGATAAGATGGATGACCGTGAAGCGTATCGAGATCATTACACATCTTTCCATCGTCTAGTATTTAATCTAAAAAAGATCATGGCAAAAGCACCTGGTGGTTCATCTGTGGTTGCGAGGTATGGTGCCGCACTTGCACTGATTAAAGAACACGGTGACCTTTCCGATAGACAACTCCAAAAGATTCATGAGGCGTCCGGTATAGATGTCATGGATATTTTAATGGAAAGTTCTCAGTGGTATGTACTGGAGAATGGGTGTGTTGGACAGGGGGTGTACCGTATGCGTAATGACTCTATGACGGACTCTGCGGATGAACTGGTGCGTAAAGGTGACCAAATCCGCATCGCAGAGGACAACCTATGTCACGATGTTCTAGGCATCTCAATTTTCGAAGGTACGCACCTAAGAACAAGTAAACGTATTTTATTTTCGGCAAACGAGATAACAAAATGAAGACTTACGAAGAATTCTTAAAACAGTTTGAAATGACTACGACGCAAGACGTTGTTGGGGCTGGAGATAATCCAGAGAGAGTTGTCATCGTTCGAAAGAAGTACGATCGCAAAAAGAAACGCAAAGATGCAGCCGCACTACTTCGAAGAGTTTTCCCAGAAAAATTTCAAAAAAAGTCATAATTTCCCCTTTACAGACGCAACATAATACTATATAATTCTACACTTAAATTAAGGATTGTATTATGTTGGTGGTAGACCAAGTTGACTATTTCATAGTCTTGCTCGAAGACCTTCTTGACACTGATTACGAAAGGTTGCAAAGCATGTTTAATGAGGACAAGTGTATCTACGTCCCAATGGACGGTGAGTCTACTTCGCAACTTAACCCCGAAAGATTCCTAGTAAAAAATCCTCAGAACTCATTTAGAAATCATCTAATGTGGGAAGGCCTTTTTGACCCTGAAGAACAGTCACAGTACATCGAGAAGTGCTGTAAGAAGTTCTGGGATACCGGAAAACAGATGCTTATTGAAGACTATGAGTATCAAAAAGATGAACCATTCTACGACTACAACAAATAAGGGTGAGTGTGTCCGGTCTACATAGTCATATAAAGGGAAATAAATTCCTAAGTAATGTCTTCTCGAACATTGACAAAGGACTCTTTAGAGAGTATAATGTTACCTATTGCACATATGAAAAGAATAAAGTTTTTGTCATAATACTGTCTGATTGTTTCGATGATGTTATGAAAACAAAGTGGGATGAAGTCAAATCCCATTGTCTGGATAATGGCATAGATTTGGAGTTTGATATCATCACGGAAGATGACTATAAACATTGGGTAAACGATTTGTTTCCCACACATAAAATACTTGAGAACGGTTACCTTTCTATAAATGATAGATAACCTATAACCTTTGGAATAATAATGACAGTAGAAGTGAAATACGATAGAGACGACTTACTTACCGATTATGCTGTAGGTATGTTGAAAGACTTTTATATGATTGACGGTGAAGACTCACCACAGGATGCCTACGCAAGAGCATCTACCGCATGGTCAATGTACAAAGGACAACTAGACGAAGTACTTGCACGACGACTCTATGAATATGTTTCCAAGAAATGGTTCATGTTTGCTTCACCAGTCCTCTCAAACGCACCAGATGGTGATAGGAAGTCAAAGGGACTACCCATCTCATGTTTCCTCACATACGTCCCAGATACCCTAGAGGGTCTCATTGAACACTCCAGTGAGTTACGTTGGTTGTCTGTGATGGGCGGTGGTGTCGGTGGACACTGGGGAGACGTGCGTACGGTCTCTGACATTGCGCCTGGACCCATTCCGTTCATGCACACTGTAGATGCGGACATGATTGCGTATCGTCAGGGTAAGACACGTAAGGGGTCATATGCGGCATACTTAGATGTGCATCATCCAGACATTATAGAATTCCTAAATATACGTATACCGACAGGTGATGTTCAACGGAAAGCACTGAACATTCACAATGCTATAAATATCACAGATGAGTTTATGGCTGCGGTCTTAAACAATACAGAGTTTGACTTGCGTGACCCGAAAGACGGTGTAGTAAAAGAATCCGTCAATGCACGTAAGTTGTGGGAACGAATCCTTGAGGTACGTTTCCGTACGGGTGAACCGTATTTGAATTTTATTGACACTGCGAATCGTGCACTCCCTATGCCTCTTAAAGAGAAGGGTCTCAAGATTCACGGGTCAAACTTATGTAACGAGATTCACTTGCCGACAGGTCCAGACAGGACTGCGGTATGTTGTCTCTCATCACTCAATCTAGAATATTATGATGAGTGGAAAGATACCAACATCGTGCGAGATATTATTCGCATGTTGGATAATGTTCTTGAGTACTTTATCGAGAACGCACCAGACAGCATTTCACGTGCAAGATACTCTGCTGCTCGTGAACGCTCGATTGGATTGGGTGCAATGGGATTCCATTCACTCTTACAGAAACACTCTGTTGCTTGGGAGTCTGATAAAGCCCGAGAGATAAATAAGGTTGTCTTTCAACATATCAACAGACAAGCAATAGAAGAGTCACGGCTCCTTGCGAAAGAGCGAGGTGAATACTCAGACGGTTTAGGTTCAGAAATGCGTAATTCGCATTTAATAGCAATAGCACCAAACGCGTCGTCGGGAGTCATTTTATCAACGTCACCATCGATTGAACCACTGAAGGCATGTGCTTATACGCATAGAACTCGTGCTGGTTCTTTCCTAGTGAAGAATGTTTATCTGACCCAACTCCTCAAAGAGAAGGGTCATGATAACGAATCTACGTGGACTAGTATTATCACCAAGAAGGGGTCGGTGCAACACCTACCTTTCCTTAATGAAGGTGAGAAGGCAATATACAAGACTGCGCAAGAACTAGACCAGAATTGGGTGGTGACACACGCTGCTGACCGACAACCATTTATTTGTCAGGGTCAGTCTGTCAACCTGTTTTTCCCATCCGGCACACCTAAGCGATACGTCAATAAGGTGCATTTCAACGCGTGGAGAAAAGGGTTGAAAGGTCTATACTATTTACGCACAGAGGCAAGTTCTCGTGCGGAGACGGTATCAGACAAAGTCGAACGAGTTGCCTTAATGGACGACAACCGTACGATAATCTATGGAAAATCTAACTGTCCTTGGTGCACTAAGGCCATTGAAGAGTTGCAGTTGCAAGGAGTTGATTTCGATTATGTAGATCTTGAAGTCATCAAGAAGACTGCCGCAGAAGTCACTGGTCGAAAAGATGTTACGACGGTCCCTCAGATTTACATAGAAGGAAGATACATTGGTGGTTATGAAGACCTTATGCTCCAATTGAAAACGGATATCACATTGACCGTGGATGATGGAGACGAATGTCGAGCTTGTGAAGGATAAGGGCAAACGCCTTACATACAACTTATAATACAGGTCTATTATGTCGTTACTTAAATTTTCAGAAACATATAAACCGTTCCTATATCCTTGGGCGGTTGAATTAACAAAGAAACACGAAGAGATCCATTGGATCGAAGATGAAGCAGAGTTGTCTGAAGACGTACAGGATTGGAAAACCAAACTGTCAGATGATGAGAAAGTATTCATCACACACGTACTACGACTATTCACACAGTCAGACGTACAGGTAGGCGAGAACTATCACGAACTTCTAATACCGAAGTTCAAGAACAACGAGGTGCGTAACATGTTGTCCTCGTTTGCAAACCGTGAGGGTGTGCACCAACGTGCGTATGCTCTATTGAACGACACTCTGGGTCTACCAGACGAAGATTATCATGCGTTCTTAGAGTACTCGGAAATGGCAGATAAGATTGATTTTATGAAGGATGGGAACATCTCTAGTCATATGGGTCTTGCACTTGCGTTGGCACAGTCTGTGTTCAACGAAGGTATGTCAGTATTCGCATCATTTGTCATGCTACTGAACTTCCAACGTTTTGGAAAGATGAAGGGTATGGCAACAATTGTGGAATGGTCCATCCGTGATGAGACTATCCACGTACAGGGTAACGCAAAGTTGTTCCGTGAGTTTACAGATGAACACCCACGTATCATCAATGATGAACTCAAGTCAAAGATATATCAGATGGCAGAGAATGCTGTCGCACTAGAAGACAAGTTCATTCAACTTGCGTTTAAAGGTAACAATGTACAAGGTCTAACCAAGAAGGAAGTACGTGATTATATAAGACACATCGCTGATCGTCGACTACTGCAATTGGGACTGAAACCATTGTTCAAACAAAAGAAAAATCCACTACCGTGGTTAGATTGGGTACTGAACGGAGCATCACACGACAACTTCTTTGAGAAACGTGTGACCGAATATTCAGTAGCTGGCATGGAAGGTGAAGACTTCGGTTGGGATGAGATAGAATTAGAGGTAGCTTGATGGACACCGAATACAATATCGAATGTCCGATTTGTGATATACAGTCGATCGTGAGGGTTCCTTATGAAGAGGAACTCCCACGTCACTGCCCTATGTGTGGTTCCGACGCAGACGCAGAGTCGACCTACGAAGAAGAGTAAGTTAGTGTCCATATAAGTAGGTGCATGGAATGGACATTTGAAAACACAGTATTCGACCCCGAAGAATCTTTTCTAGAAGATTATCAGGGGTTCGTCTACATCATCACAGAACTGACTACTGGTAAAAAGTATATCGGTAAGAAGTTTTTCTGGAAACCAAAGACCCTACCAGTAACCAAGACACGAAAGCGCAAAGTAAAGACTCGTGCTATATCGGACTGGAAGAAATATTTTGGTTCAAGTCAGGAAGTAAAATCCCTAGTTGAAGAGAAAGGTGCAGAGAATTTCAGGAGAGAGATTCTGAAACTCTGCCGCACCAAAGGGGAGTGTTCGTACTACGAAGCAAAACTACAGTTCGAGTACGACGTTCTACTCAGGGACGATTTCTACAACGCGTTCATTGGATGCAAAATCCACGCGAAGCATCTACCTAAAGACTAAGACACTTCCTTAAAACCGTGCGACATACGCTTCATCAGAAGACATCCGAGAGCGGTTACAAGGCACTTGCAAGTTAATCTTCTCTGCATACTCATGAGCAGCCATCGCACTAGAGAACACCTTAG